ATTTAACATTGCCTTTTTCATCTTTTTCAACAGTATCTTTAGCTTCTTCAAACTTAGTTTGGCCTTTACCGTGCTTGGACATTTTCTTAGCATCAGCTACATCAATTCCTACTTTTTTAGCAAATGCTGGATTGTGTGCGGCAGCATCGATGGTTTTCTTTTGTTTTTTACTCTTAAATGGCATGTTATTCTCCGATACTGTATTTATTAAGAAATTAAGTTGTTTCCAACTTTGGGATTAGTAACTGGGTTGTCTTCTGCATCTTGTGGCTCTGCTTCTGGGGTTTTTGGACTCTTGCCCATTTTGCCAGGACTACCACTCCAACGTTTAATTGTTGCTGTATTCCCTACTGCGATGTGAGGACTATTTCCAGTACTAGCTATATTCCCAGAGCTAGTAGCGCCAGCACTTGCTTCTTCTGAAAGTGGTTCTGGAATATTGATTGATTTTGCTGGCGCACCTTTGATATGACTCACATCAAGTTCGTAACCTTTTGCTAAAACATTTTTTACGATTCCAACATCTGGTGTGCCGCTTATATTAACTGGAACTTTGTCACCTACTTTATATTTTCTTTTCTTTGATAACGGAGCAATACTAGTTGCGACTGGTGATACTGAACTGCCACCTTTAGGTTTGTCTTTAAGATTTGGCAATACATCTACTTGCTTTTGTATTTCTTGTCCAAGTTCTCTTCTTAATCCTGCTTTGGCAACTTCTTTTCCAGCGGCCCCTGCACCCGCTCTGGCAGCTAATGCCCACTTGCCAATCCTAAATGCTGGATAAAATGTTGCAATATCAATTAAAGCATCTGCTCTCGTGTAATCGCCTTTGATTTTTGTTGAAAGAAAATCTCTCAAATGTTTTCCTTGCTCGATTACATCTTCTGGATCAACACCAGGAAGCACATCAGAAACTTCACCAGCAGTTAATTTATGATCACCAAACGTAATCACTGGAACGTCTTTAGCACTATCAGGCATATCAGATTCTATTAGTAATTCTGAAATTTTCATCGTTGTTCCTTGCCTGGTATATTAGAAGAATTTGCGCCATGTTCTTCATCGTCGCCGCTTTTTGCAATTAAATTTCCACTGCTTCTATCTAAACTTTTTAATTGTTGTGGTTGATGTTTTTGCTCGCCTTTAATAACTTGAAACGCTCTTTTAATACCATCAACTACAACTTGTAAACTGTCTTCATCTGCTTGATATTTGATACCAATACCGCCTTTAGCTTCCCAAGCACTGATATTACTACCTCTATCATCAATTAAGATGTTAGGTGTTCCGTCTGCTTGTACAGCATACTTTGCCTTGTTAGGTGTAATGATAACATCAGTTGGTTGGTGCTTTAAATTATTTTTAAGCCAGACCTTCTTTTGTTTTTCGCTATTTTCAAAGTCGCCTCTTAGAGGACTAGAACAAATGTGGAAATGTCCAAATGTTTTTACAATCATATCTACTAATGCATCAGCATTAGGGCATTTTGGTAGTCGTGCAAAAAAGTCTGTCCCTACCATTTTGTTTAATGTTGGGTCAGTTTTTGCCGGAGGAATATCTCTGTAATTGCCATTTTCAATACCAGCAAGTTTAGCATACTCAGTAAAAAAGTCTGCTATTACTCCATCCATATCTAAATAAACTTCTGGTTTACGCATCTTGTACATCCAATCCTTGTGCTTGTGCTTTTGCTACTGCTAAAGCGGCTTCTTTTTTATTCTTAAATTTTAATTTCTTACCATTGATGATTATTTCAACTTGTTCTTCGCTTGGTTCAGATAATGCAGGTATACTACTAGTAACTGTACTAACAAATTTTTCAACTGATGGAAAATTTTGTGAAATATAATTTTTAACTGCGGCAGGTGCTGTTTGAATTCTTGCCATCATCTTACCTGGATCCATACTCCACTTATTGTCTGGATTCAAATATTTTTCAACACTACTTGGCATAGCTGCCATAGATTTTTCAAATGCACCACCTGTAGCATATTTGTATTGACCACCTTGTAGACCTTGTATAAATGCGTCTTTATCACTGCCTGATCCAACAACGCCTGGAAATCTTCTAGCTAGTAAACTAGCATAGTCTGTTGCAAAGTCATCTGTTGAAGCATATTGTCTATATGCATCATTGGACTTTTCAACTTTGTCGTATGCTTTGACACCAGTTTTACCACTAAAGTCTTTGATGTTGCCTAGATTGTTTGTGCCAGGAATAACACTCTTGCCCCAGCCAGTTTCTAATGCCCAATGACCTAAAATAATTTTTGGGTCAACACCAAGTTGGTCACCTACTTTGACAGCAGTGTCATAGTTTTGACTAACAAAATCTGCTGGTGCAGATGTTTTAGGCGCACTAGGCATGTTTTCAAGTAAGTCTTTAATCTTCATTATAATGGCCTTTCACCGGTCATATAAGGCAAACTAAACCACAGTTTAAACCATTCTGGAGTACCAGGCTTAATATTGTGTTGCTTCATTAACTCGCCTTTGCTGTCGCCTGTTGCACTAATATTACTTCCTTGCATTCCGCGATACTCTTGTAAACGTGCGGTTGAATTTATACCACCTAAATATTGTAATGCTCTAATCTCATTGATAGGGTCGTTGGGATCTAGATAGCAATCGTCTGGGCTATCTTGGATTATGTTTTCTGTAGTGACCCTATATTGTTTCATTTTAATGTTGCTCTTAACATCCAACTATGTTTAGCATGTGCATCTTGTCTTTCAGCTAAAAAGTTAGCTAAACCAAAATCTCTATTTTCTTCTGCCATTTGATAAGTGATCTTAAAAATTTCTTGCATTTTTTCACTATCAGCCAACAATGTTGCACACATACTTTGTGCTTCTAAAATTTCAGTCTCATCGTCAATTTCGCTGAGCATACTAAATCTTCTAAAACTAGCAGGAGCATACGCATTTAATTTACGTAAATTTTCTGCAAACGCATCAATATTACCGTATACTTCTTCGTAGATTCCACCAAACAAAGCATGGAACTGTTCAAAGAACATTCCTTCTACGTTCCAATGAAAATTTTGTGCCTTAATAAAAAACGCATACTCACTTGCAAATGCAGTTTTGAGTGCTAAATGATACTTGTCCATATTACTTACCTTTACCATAATTATATACTTTGCCGTCCGGTCCCATCATACCTAAGTGCATACTTGGATACTTGGCGTGTAAAGAAGTAATTACACGTTGCGCGGCATTCATGCCTTCTTGTTTAGGTTGTACTTTAGTGTATTCCCATTTACCATTTTTAGCAATTACAACAAAATACATGCCACGTTCTTCGTGGTCTAATTCATGATGCATTTCGCGACTCTTAAAGTCACGCTTTTCTTGATCCATTTGACTTTGCTGATAACGATCATAATCAGTTGCGCTCATTGTATCTGGATTTCTATTCATTTCATTAATTTTAGATTCTTTAGTTGCTGTTTTTGTTTTTGGTGCAGCCATGCTAGTTGAAAAATTAGAAGCGGTTTGATTGTCAAACGGTCTCATCTCTTTTGGTAAAGCATTGGCCAAAGTATCGCCAACTTTGTTAGCAACATCTTTTACAGTGTCCGTAAAAGTTTCTGCAAACTCTTTATTCTTATGTTTTACGTCACCCTGCTTTTGCGCTTTCTTTTTATCTTTATGTGCGCCAGCACCACTTTGTACTGCATTCTTAGCAACAAAGTTTCTTGGTTTAGACGGAGTAACTTTAGTAGTTTTGCCTTCTAAAATATGTTTAATTTTCATAATGGATCTATTCCTCTGCTTCTAACTCCACCTTTACGGCGTACCTTTTCCAATTCTTCTTGACCATGTTGAATACTGCGAATATTTGTTTCCAATTCTGGGAAATGTTTAACAATAGTATCCCACATTATAGCACTATTTTTCTCGTTTGCCTGCGCCGCCATACGAGCTAAATCTGCCAATTGTGCCGCGGCACGTTGTTTTCTATAACTCAATTTACCTGGATTTAGACCTGGCGGCATTACCATTGGATCATTTGGATTTTGCGGATCCATTTCAATTGGTGATTCTGAAATATTTTTCTTAGCAAATTTTGCTCTTTCTTTTTCTAACCACTTGTCAGACTTAGCTTTGTCTTTAGCAATTTGCTCTTCAGGAGATAATGGTTTAGTTTCTTTACGTTTGGCTAATCCTGCTCTTGTACTTGCTGTATTTGCGCGAGCTTCGTTAGTTGATTCGAGTAAACTATTAACTCCATAGAGTCTACGTGATAATGCCTCTTGTTCTTCTAAAACGCCTAGTACATTTACAATTGATTCAGACAAGTTCATTTTCTTTGCCTCTTTTTCTAAAGCGGCTTTTCGTCTTGCTAGTTCTGCTTTAAGTTCTAGATCCTTGTGTGTATGTGGATCTAATTGAATGTCTTGTAATGCTTTACGCTTTGCTTTAAGATCTTCTTTATTTTTCAATTTTGATTCATTCATAGAATCCACTTCCTTACTAACAGGTGCTTTGCCTGGAACTTTTTTAGTTACTTGAACGTTTTGTTTTACGTCTGTTTGTTGTGGTGCTTGAGGTTGTTGTTTAACAGGTGTAGGCTGGGCTGTTGGTTTTTCATCTTTGATTCCCATGCCTTCCCTTGTTGCTTGATATAAAGTTTTGCCATTTACAACGGCTTCAGGACCAACGCCTGTATATTGCTGGAATTGTTGCTCATTACCGGATGCAGCCGCTTGGCGAGCTTTAGTTCCACTGTAGCCAGTCACCCCTTCAGCATCAGGATCACGCTGACCGCTACTAACAAAGTTAATAACAACATGCTCTCTTGCACCTGCTGGATCAGTAGAGCGTATGGGTCCACTATTCCAACTGGTTAAAAGTTTTTCGATACTGCCTTTTTCTTTGCCTAATCTATCACTACCTGCAACAAATGTCATGTTACGATAACCTTTGTTATACAACCAGTTGGCCGCATAAATTGGTCCTTGTACATAATCAGTTACAATAAAGTCTGCGTAGTCTGGATATATTTGAGAAATAAATTGTGCTTTGATTGTTGGATCTAATGGGTTATCCGTTGCATCAACACTATTACTTAAAAATATAAATGAATTCTCACCGCCTGTTTCAACAGTCTTTTGCATTACTAAGCCGTGACCCATTGTAGGAGGATTCATACGACCAAAACAAAATGCTGCCATTGGCATTTTACTTTTTTGTTCAATCTCTTCAGGACTTACTTTGTGTTTAGCAAAATTGGCACGACTAAATCCTAGACGATCGATTAATTTTAATTTGTCTTTGCCTGAACCAAATACATAACCTTCGTGTGCATTAACACCGTCTGTGATAGCAATAATTTCACTACCTTGTTGTTGTGTATCAATTTGTTGTTTGATGTGTGTTTTTAAATCAGTAATTGCGGCCCACATAGTCCAAATTCCTAAGAGACCAGGAGCTCCACCTTCTTCTTGATATAACCAACCATCTTTATTTGCACCTAAGAATTTTCCTTGTGCAGTTTCGTTTAAACGTTCTTTTAAAAATTCTAAGAATCTTGGAACAATGTTGCCTGAAATATCTTCTTCTTCAAGCATACGTGTGATAAAAGGACCCATAGCAGTAATAACTGCTTTGCCTTTCATTGCAGTCAAATCTGCAATAAATTTGTCCACTGCTTGTTTGTGTGTACCAATTATTTGCTTAGTAGACGAAAGCAATGCAGTGTTTACTGCAACACGTGGCTTGTCTCGCATCTCACCAACTAAGAAAGTGATGCCTGCATCTTCTTCTAGACCTTTAAGCCCAACTAATGGTTGATCACTTTGACCTAATCCAGGAATAAATGTATGAACAGCAATACCACCTACGCTACGTGCAATATTATCACTTAGTGTATTTCCACGACCTGGAGTATCATCAATTTTAACACGATACTCAACAGTATTAGGTTTGAATACAAAATAACCATTGTCTGTTTTAGGAGTACCAGTCCACATTAAGTCGCCCATCCAGTATTGGTCACGGACGTTTGGAATAATTTTATCTAGTGCAGGACGTAATACACTTTCTTTTTCCCAAAGATCATTACGATTTGCATCACGTGATATATCGTAATCTCTAATGGATGTAAATTCTAATGTACCTTTGACAACTTTTTCATACATGTGTTTGTCC